ATATTCAGCTTCCGATGTGCTTATCCCGCTAGGCTTTCCCCTCGATTGGTATTCGACGTAAACATTTCCAGTTTCTAACGCTTTTAAATCATACTTGACTTCTATCGTTTTATCGTTTAGTATTTCTGCAAGTTGCTTTTCTTTTACTTGACCTATCTTTAGGTCATATTTAAAGTCGTTGTTGTATTTCATCTTCTCACGTTAAATTTATAACTTTCTTCACATCTAAACTTTATACCTGTTCCGCTGTACTCCCTTAACTGCTTTTCGATTATCCCTTTATCCAAGTTCCAGAACAAATGACCGTAGTAGCGTAACTCGCCTTTGTAGTCGCGTGTAAATCCTCTCTTGGTTAATGAGTGTTTCTCAAATTGTGTTATAGAAATCATCCAAAATTTAGATTAGGGTTAAAACTAATTATTTCTTTTAAAACTTCGTCAACTCTTGTTAAAGGTTCGGCATATTTCTTGCTTCCGTTCCAATCGTTGACGTAATACTTGCCAAGCGTTATGTCGTACTCCAAGGAAACCAATCCACGAATACCAACTATTTCAGGTTTCGCCTTGTTAATCTTTACGTCAAGAACTTTGCTCTCAAACTCACGATGGCAAATAATAATGCTCTTACCGTTGTTACCCCATTCACTACCGCCTTTCATGTCGTGGTAGTCGGGCATTTGAATCTTGCCTTGTATCTTCGTGGGTGACTTGGGGTGAACGATTGTGTGGAAGTGTAACTTACTGCTTTCGCTTAAATCATTTGCAAAAGATAGTGTACTTTCTAGCCATTGGTCGTAACGTTGTCCGCTTGGTACGTCGTGCTTCATGTAGTTCCAAGAATCAATTACCACGCTAAAGATACCTAGCTCTTTTTTGTTGTCCGCTCCAAATTGCCATAGTTGCGAAGGTGTAACCGCTTTACTGCTCTTGCCTTGCGACGAAGGATTAAACAACACAAAGTTTTTAAGCATTTGCGGAAGTAGTTGCCTAACCTCTTGCTCCGTCAATCTGTTTTTAAGTTTAACCTTTTCGCCTTTATCGTCAATAAAGTATTCTTTGAACTGCTTACCACTCATTTTGTGTAATAGCTTACCGCTTAGTTCCGCAATACTCCCCGCGTCAGGCATATGAATTAAGTGCTTGTGTCCGTACCAATCGCTAGTATTGTTTAGACACTCTAGGAGTAGTTCGGTCTTACCACTGCCTGGGTAGCCCGTCCAATCCGTTCGACTACCTTCTAAAATTTGGTAGTGCTTTCCTAGTTCTTTGAAGCCTAAGTAAAACACGTTACCACCGCCACCGATATAATGCTCCATGACTTTGGCTTCTACCTCTTCGTATTTGTAAATATCCATAGTTAAAAGTTTTTCATTAATCGTTTCTTTCTCTCTTCCATCCACAAGAACTTTTCTTTCGGGTCTGTTGGTGGTGTATTCATGTCGAACTCGTCAACACTTCCTAAGTCTTGGTTAAACCTATCCAAAGTATTCGGACGGCTAAAATACTCAATTGTTGCATACTTGTAATTATTCTCTTTGTGGAATGAATCCTTGGAACAGTTATTAATCGCTTTTAGTACGTCCTCAATCTTGTAACCTTCTTTTAGTCTTGCCTTGTATTTAGCTTTTACACTTGCATTGATAGTTCTAAATTCTCTACCGAATGTTTCGTTTATAGTTTTTAAAATTAAATCAAAGTCAATAGTTTCTTTAGAAACGACATTAGTATTATTTATATCATTATCATTAACATTAACATTAACATTATCAGCGATAGACCCGATTGGGTGCGATTGGGTACTATCGGGTAGCGATGCTTTGCGACCTTCTGCGATGTTTTGCGATTCCTCTAATGTTATTTCGCCCTTCTCATATCTTGCGTAAATATCAGCGTTCCAACGCTTTAAGTTACCAATTACACCAGCTTCGCTTTGTTTGGCAATCTTCTTGCCCCACTTGTCTAAATCCCTTTTTAACTGTTGTTTGATGGGTTCAAAGGTTAATTGAATGATTAAGTCGTCTGTTTTTGGTTCTTCGTCATTCACATAACTTAGTATGTGTTTGAATAGTTCTCCAGCTTTTTCGCTTGGCATTTTGTTAACCGTATGTATTAAATCAGCATACAGAACAAATGATTTTTTCCCTTCTGCCATGATTAATCCATTAAAGATATTTGACGCTTCAACTCACGAACCAAACGAACTGCCGTTGGCTTATCTAAAACGGTATATTGTTCTCCATGATATTCAACATCTAAATCTGAAATCAAGACATAAAGAAGTTGATTAGAGTTTACATAAGCGGTTATTGTTTTTGAATCACATTCAACCGATTCAGAACCGTAAAATACTAGCTTGACATTTGCCATAATTTATGAATGTTTTAACGATAAACAAACAAACTTTAAGTAAAAAAAAGACCCTTATAACTCCTTTAGGTTCTCACGTCTAAATTCATTATAAGGGTTCTAATAACTCCTTTTGCTCTATGTTGTGAGAACGAGCGTGTACAAATATAACTATTCTTTTATCAATTCCAAATAAAACTCGATAAATTCTTCACCTTTTTTAACATCTACTTTCTTAACGTGCGCTTCGTAGATATTCCTATCGTTAAATCCGTACTTCTTTTGTAGGCAATCTTGGAACGGTTTAACGGGATTATCCCAATCCGCATTTTTAGATGACAGTCCAAAGGTTAAGATTAATTTTAAACGTCCTTGCGGTATCTCTAACGGCTTTAAAAGTAAAAGTACATGGTTTTCATACGCTTTGTAAGTTGGTGTCTTAAATCGCTTCCCTTGCCATACTTGGTTAACCGATAGTGGTTTTATGTTTAATTTCATTTTATACTAATTGGTATAAAAAACCCCTCCAGTGCATTGGAAGGGTCTTTGTGTTGTTGGCTAGAAAGGCAAATCGTCATCTTCTGCTGGGGCAGTCAACGCTTCCATACTTACGCCTTCGCCTACTTTCTCGATTCTCCACGCTTCAACGGTGTTAAAGTATTTCTCAACTCCTTGCGGGTCTGTCCACATTCTACCACGCAAATTTATCGACACGTCTACGTCTTGACCTAGCGTATATCCATTCAATATTTCGCACTTGTCTTGCGTGAATTGAATTTGTATTTCTTGTGGGTAAGTGTCATTCGTTACTACCACGAACTCTCGCTTTTTAAATTTGTCGTTTACTACTATTGTAGCGTCAATCTTCTTAATTTTTCCTTTGATATTCATATTTATTTGTTTTTGCTTTGTTTATAAATCCATCATACAATTAATGGCTGTATGTCCACCGATTACAACACCACACGCAATGGCTTGTTTTTTAAAGTTCTTAGCGTATGCAGCAGCGTATGACCTAGCGTCAACACCGCAACCGACTTGCATAGCGAATACTTTAAAGTTCTTGCCGACTAACCATTTAACGTAGGCTTCCGTGTGCGTATGTCCGCAAACGCTTGACATCATGTTATTTTTTGCTTTTGTTAATGCTTGTCCGCCTTCGCCGTGTTCGTATAGTACACCGTCTATTTCGATTGATTCTACCCAATTCCACTTAGTACCTAGGACTTCGTTGTAGCCTTTAATCCATCGTGCTGGAATTTGAGAATCAAACGCTTTTCGCGCTACTATTCTATCATGGTTTCCAATCATGACATCTGCAATAGGAAACGCTTTACGCCACTTCTTAACGCCTTTAATAGCGTGGTCTAGTTCATCACCTCCACCCATTCCGTCGGGGTCGCTTGTGTGAAAAGAACCAGCGTGATTGTCGATTATGTCGCCTATAAACACAACTCTATTGCATTCATACTTAGCGAACATTTCTTTGCAGAAGTTTAGATAGCCTTCGAGTACAAAAGGCTCATGTAAATCGCCTATAACAAGAACTCTATTTTCTTTTTGTTTAGTTTGTTCGCTTCCCCAATTTCTTATGTTTTCCAATCGTGTTGCTTGTGCATCTGTCAAAGTGTACTTGTTGTATTCTTTGTGCTTTAATCCAAGTAATTTAACTTCAATTGGCTTTAGTCTTTTCCTTACCATAAATTAGTTTTTAGTTTGACAAATATACTACTTTTTAGTTAATAATTCAATTGCTTCATTTACCTCTACCATCTTCACAAGGTAGTTAATTATTTCGTGTTTAAATTGTGGGTCTATGTCACTATCTATTTTTGCGATACGAAAAGTCCCGTGGCAAGTCGTAGCGAAAACTTCGTTATCCTTTGCCGTGATTTTTAGTTGTTGTTCCATAGTTTATTAATTAAAATGTTCGTTCGCCCATTCCTCAAAAGAGAGCGTTCCTTTGTTTACTTGTTCGTTAATCTCGTGTCTATTTTTTCCTTCAAGTCCATTTATGAAACTAGCGTAGTTTTCTTCTAAGCCAGATATAACCCTATTAACATCTCTTTTAAGCCCATGTCTTACGACTTTCGGGTGTTGCTCGTTTATTTCTTCGAGTAGTCTTATTATAGAGTTTCCTACCGATAGAACAATCATGTAGTTTTTCATTCCTTTTGTTACCATTGTTTCTAGTTTTTAAAGTACGTGGTCAAGTTCTTCCCATTCCGACAGCATTACCTTTAATGCGTTCTCTCTTCCGCTTCTTAAATCCGTTAAGTAAAGCATTGTTTCGTTGTCCTTGACTTCGATAAGGTCTTTTAACTTTGTTATACTATGTAAGACAGTTGCGTGGTCGCGGTTAAACATATCTGCAATCTGGTGTAATGTCTTGCCTTTAGAATACAAATAAGCATAAATAAACATTCTCGCGGTTACATATTCCCTTTTGCGATTTAAAGGCGTTAAATCCTCTAATTTGACGTTAAAAACGGTACACATATCTTTCAGCGTCCAGTCGTTGCCAATTCTTAGCCATTCGTAAACGTTCCTTTGTAGCATCTTGCTATTCATTCCTTTTCTTTTTTTCATTGCTCGTAATATATTACTATTTCATCTTCGTTGCTTTCTTCTTCGTCGGCAATATAAACACCTTCCTCGATATTTGTTACCATGCAAGTTCGGTAGATTCTTCCTCGCTTTTGAAAGTGATAGGTTTTGTTGTCGTCAATACCAGCGCGTCTGAATATTACCTTATCGTGTAGTTCTAGCATTATAACTTCCTCGCTAAAAATGTCTGCATCTGTTTCTATTCTCTTAGAGCGTTTTAGTCGTTGACTTTTTACCTTTAGCGTTGCTTTATGATTTTCCATTTTGTTTTAGTTTAATAACGTTCTTACTCCAGTCACCACTACCTTTAAAGGCTTGTGTAAATATTTCAATTGCTTGTTCCATCTCTTTTAGTTTTTAATAGTCTGTAAATAATTTATGCTCCTCACAATTACACTCGATTTTTTCGTAGCATCCACCGCAACAATCCGAAGCAGAACCAACGGGACATTTCAACTCTTCGTCGTAACCGTCGCCACCACAGTTAGGACATTTGTTAAATTCTTTAAATGCTTCTGACTTTTCTAGTTCTTCAACGGAGTAAAAACCTATCTCCGTATCTCCAACAAACACACCGCCGTCGTAGCAGTTAAACATTGCCACGTTAAAGCAGAAGTTATTATCTGATAGGGTAATCGGAAATTTTCCGTTTAAGTCCATTAGATATCGCAAAAACGTGTTAATATCGTTGTCGATAGTGTCTAAGAAAGCTGAAACGATTTTGCTTATGCTTCTATCGAGTTGCTTGTTAAACTCGTAGTCACCCGCTAACATTTTATTCTCTAGCGTTTGTATATTGTGCGCTAGATAAAGTGCTGAATTAAATTTAGTGTTTTCCATTTTGTTTGTTATTGATTACCCTACAAATATACGTGTATTATTTAATTAGATACTATTCTTGTAATTCTTTTAACATATTTTAACAAATAGGTGCATTAAAAAAGGGAGTCGATTTCTCTAACTCCCCTTCTGTAATCAAACTAAAAACAATGGATGCGCAAATATAACGTTTATTGTTGAATTGAAAAGTATTTAAGCGTTTTTAATTTTCTGTCGCTTAATCCATGAGTACCTCCGTTAATTGAACGCGTGACCTTTTGAATAGAACTATCGCTTACGTCTTTTGCTTTTAACCATATCTTGTTTTCATTGAAAAAGAATATAGCGGATTCAAATGCGTAATGCGAAGCGATTAAACTAGGTTCGGTATCTTGACTTAACCCGATAGACTTAAAGAACTTTCTTTGATTAGACTTACCCGTTAATTGGATAGCACCCATACCTCTATGTTTCCATCCGTCGCGCGATTCCTCCGTGCCGTTTCCCATTCTATTAGCGTAAACACGTGACGCTATCTTAATAGGGTTTAGCGAGTATTCTTTAGCTTTAGGTTCGTCGAAGTATTTACCGAATATCTCTAGTAGTCTTTTAGTCGAGTATCTAAGGTTTTCTTCAAACACTTTGAAACCTCCAGTTTCGTGCGCTAGTTGCCCGAAGAAATGCGCCGTTTCCGATTTCGTCTTTCCGTACTTATTTCTAAATGCTTCTAAGGTTTTCGCGCCTATGTCTCCATCGGTTTTAACACCTAGTGACAATTGGAATATTTGTACCT